TGGCTTGGGTGCTAATCCAACATGAAAAAATAAATCTTCTCAAGGTGAAGGGATTTTTGAGACGAAGCCTTGACAGAGAAGCGCTGATCGGCTAAAATAGCCGAAATCGAGGTTCACGATTTTTCTACAATAGGGAGACACAATGAGTCAATTTTTTAGCGCACTTTTATCTTCATATCCATCGTGTCTCTCCGTCCGGCCCACGGCCTGAACCGCCGTGGGCTTTTCTATTTTCATAGGGAAACCATGGATATTTCCACAATCAAATCCCAAATCGGCGTCACTTCCGTGCTCGAACGCCTCGGCCACCAGGTGAAAAACAAGCGCGCTCTGTGCCCATTTCATGATGACCATAGCCCCTCGCTCCAGGTGTATGAGGATACGGCGAGCGTTTATTGTTTCAGCTGCCAGCGAGGAGGCGATATTTTCGACCTATTGGATACCGTCAAACACCTTGCCCTGCCGGAGGCGATTGACTGGCTGGCCGATAATTTCAACACACCCCGTTATGCGCGCCTAGAAAAAAAATCTCAGGAGCAAATCCTGGCCGAGCGAACCGAAAAACAGGCGCTCGAAGGGTTCGACTTGCTGTTGCAACATCGGCTGTGGCAGGATGAGCCTGAGGCTGCTGCTGCCCGCGAGTACATGCACGGGCGTGGCTTCGGTGATGATGCCCTGCGCCGATTCCGCTTCGGTTACTATTCCACCTGCAAAGAGATTTCTAATCTAGCAGTAAAAATTGATTTACCGCTGGACATTCTGCGCACTCACCACGTGCTGCCGCTTCCCGCCAACGACCACAGTTCCGTCTGGGCATGGCAGGGCCGGATAACCGGAGCCTGGCGTGACCGCCGAGGGCAAATCCTGACCTGGTGGGGCCGGTCGTTGACCGGTCAGGAACCAAAGTATTTTTTTCTGGCCGATCACAAAAAAACCAGCCCATTTGGGCTCCAGTATGTCGAAAATACCGAACAGCTGCTTATTGTGGAGGGGATGCTCGATTGCCTGGCTCTGCACAGAGAAGGCATAAAATACGCCGTAGCAACTGGCGGTGGGCATTTAACTGATGAGCAAATCCAAACGATTAAAACGCTAAAAACAAAGCGCTTAATTTTGAATTTTGATTTTGATGAGCCGAAAGCCGGCCGACGAGCTGGCCATGAGAACACTATCAGCGCAATCAAACGCCTGGCGGGATTTACTGACCAGCGCGTATATGTCGTTGACCCCTGTGAAATGCGGGATTCCGATAATCCGGAGCGTAAGCAAGATCCCGATTCAGCAGTTTATCGGCTAGGCGCAACCCAATACCAGCGCATGATCGACCGCGCTCAGGCTGCGCCGATCTGGCTGGCTAAAACCGTGATCGCTGCCAATGCCGCCGGGAGCGCTATCGAAAAAGAATCGCTTTTAGACAACCTCGCCAAAAATCCCGCTATCTACGATCCGCTCTATAGAGATGAAATTTCCAAATTAATTAGTCAGGCAATTAGCATGGGCACTCGCGAGGTCAACCGCGCCCTCAAAGAGCGCGCCCCAAAAGATACATTTGCGCGAAATAGTACACTTCCGACAATAATTGTATCAAATCGCGACATGGCCGAACTGAGCGATGAGTTCATGGCCGCCCTGGTTGCCGCCAACAAACCGGAAAAGCTTTTCCTTCATGCCGGCGCGCTCTCACGCATAATCAGAGATGAATCTGGCCTTGCCAGCATAGATTTTTATGACGCCGAGAGTCTGCGAGGGGAGATTTGCCGGATTGCGTGCTGCCTGCGGCCGAGCGAGGATAAACTTTTTCCTGCATACCCGCCGATAGAAATTGCCAAAAACCTGGTGAAACAAAAATCATACCAGAATATTCCTCCGCTGAAGCTCCTCACCAGAACACCGATAATCACCACCAACGGGAATATTGTCTCAAAGGAAGGCTATGATGCCGAAACACGGTACTATTATTTCCCTCCCGCCGGTTTTGCGCTCCCACCGATAGCTGACAGGCCAACCGCGGAGGACGCCACGTATGCCAGGCAATTCATTGAGGACGAATTGCTAGGAGATTTTAAATTTGACACTGAGGCCGATAGAGCAAATTTTTTTGGGTTGCTTCTGACGCCATTTATACGGTGCCTATTCGATGGTCAGGTGCCGCTGGCGCTAATTGACGCTCCTATTATGGGTAGCGGCAAAAGTTTGTTGGCCAAACTGTTTTCCATCATCGCCACCGGGAGCGACGCGGGCTTCCTAACTCTGCCCACCGACCGACGTGACGTCGGAGACGAGGAGCTCCGAAAATTGATAACCAGCGAACTAGCCAAAGGCCAAAATTTATTCATTTTCGATAACATTGAAGTACCGTTAAAATCTAGTGTGCTCGCACTTGCGCTTACAAATCCGCTCTGGACAGACCGGATGTTAGGGCGCAACGAAAGCAAATCGTTCGCTCAAGAAGCTACGTGGGCGGCAACGGGGAATAATTTGCAGGTAGTAGATACTCTCGCGCGCCGGTGCTACCGGATACGAATCGACACCAAAATAGCCGAGCCATGGGAGCGCGAGAACTTCAAACATGCCGATATAATCGGATGGGCGCACGTCAATAGAGGTGAACTGGTGAGCGCTCTCATTATCATGGTCAAATCGTGGATAGTAGCGGGCCGGCCGCCAGCACAAATCAAATCGCTGGCCAGCTATGAGCGATGGACTCAAATAATCGGCGCAATCATGGCGTTTTCCGGCGAGCGAAATTTCCTCGCCAATAGAGGGTTTGTGTTCGAGCGGCTGAACCAGGAGGCCGGCGAGTGGGAGAATTTCCTGGCGGCATGGTATGAGCTGTATGGCGACCGACAGGTGCTCGCCAAAGAATTTCTCGCCGATAGTAGAGCAGATGAGCCGATAAATCAGAAATTCCTATCCAGTTTCCCTGACTGTTTTGACCTGAGTCTCGATGGCAAGAAACTTCATATCAGCATCGGCATGATTTTACGCGGCATGTCCGGTAGAGTGTTTGGCAATTTTCGACTGGTTAAAGAATTTTTGCCTGCAAGGAAATTATCGGCCTATAGGGTGCATAAAGTTGCAGTTGCGGAACTACGGAACTAGATTGGAACTAGAAAAAACCTAGTTCCTGACCGCTAACCTAACCGGGGCCTATATGAGCGGAACTACGGAACTAGATCCTATATATAGGGATCGAGATTATAAATAATAAAATAAAATAAATAGGGTCCTAGATATAGGGGTGGGGGGCGAGTTCCACCTAGTTCCCGGAATTGCCTTCCCCGCCAAGCGGCAGTAGGCGTCGGAACTTGGAAAACATGGCAAAAGAACGATTCTAGTTCCAGCTAGTTGATTCTAAAGACTTTTGTTTAAATATCGAAAAATAAAACAGAGCTAACTAGCAGTAGTTAGGGATAATCCAAAAATGTCAATAGGAAAAAATAGTTAGGTGGGAGTTTTGACGTTCGCCAAAAAAAATTATTGATATATATAATAAAGGCTTGATGGGCGATACATCAGTATGTATAATAAAGACATGAACAAGGAAAACGTTCTCATAAACCATCTCGTTCCCCGTATATGGGCCAATCGGCTTCGCCAGCTAGCGCGGGAGGCCAGTGTGCGTGAGGAGCGCTCGGTAACCGTTTCGGAATTGGTCCGTGAAGCAATTCGCGAGAAATATGGTTTACCGGATAACCAAATTACGGATGACCAAAAGGAGAAAAAACCGTGAAACTTTCTATCAGAGAAATGCCTGAACTAATCGTAGTGATTGACCAGGCGCTGGACACCGCCCAGCAGGATGCCGTCGCACGCGAGTTTCTAGATGGAAAATGGGCAGTCTCGATAAAAATCGAGCTGCAACGTAAAAATGGGCAGTTGTTTGTTCAACAGGCGGTTGCCTGCGCGCTGCCCAAAAATAATGTCGAAACGAAAATCGCCTACATTGACAGAGAGATGGGCGAGATTCAACTGGCGCAGACTATCGCGCCGAAATATCAACATGAAATAGCTTTCGCCAACAAAGCGGAAGCGGAGGTTAAATAATGGCAGAATACAATGCCGGCGCAAGCTGGCTAAAGGATGCTATCGAAACAATTCGAAAACACGGAATTGAAGAGACCCGCGCTGAAACGTCATTCGAAAAGGGAAATTTTCGGCATTTTATTATCACCCAAAACGGAAAATTAACCGAGAGTAAAATCCGATTTTGCGACGAGTATGTCATCCGACACGAAACCATAGAGAGTTTAATCGCCATAACAATGAGCAAACCCGAAACCGTGTTTTATGTCAGCCAGACCAACGGAAAAATCGTCGCCGAACATTCACCCATTTTTTTCAGCGAATTTTCATTGGCGGCCTCCGATGAGCTGGTGATATTGCAATTACTGAAATCAGCTCGCAGTTATAAAGTTTTTGCCGAGTCGCTCCGCCCGATGGAAAAAATGATGCCGCCAGCGATTTATGCCTGTCTCCAGGGAATTCGATGGAATTTAAAAAGCGGCGGGGAAGCCAAAATGGAGCTGTACGGGATAGAAAACACGAAAGGATTCGAGGAATTTTCAATCAGCTTCGACAGCCTCGTCGGAAAATCTCAGAGCACGCTGCCGACTGAGTGGCCGATGAACCTGCCGGTCATAGCGGGCTGGGATAAAAAATACGACGTGGTTTGCCAGCTAACCATAAAACAACCGACTGAGCAAAATAGCGTAATCGGTTTTTTTATCTGCGTGGACGCTAGAGAAGCAACAAAAAAAGCAATAAAAGACATTGGTGAACATATCGCTCTGAAAACAAATTGCCAGGTTTATCAGGCAACAAAATTAGTAAACATCTGATTAAAAAGGAGGTTTTACATGAAATATGTAATTGTTCGCTCATACGCAGCCAGCGGTGTCTGATATCATCACCCTCGCCCGCAAACATAATTTAATCATCGTCCAGGATACGCGTGAGCAATCGCCGTATTTCCTGGACGATTGCGGGCTGGCTATCCGTGAGCAGGCTCTCAAAACTGGCGATTACTCCATTGTTGGTTTTGAGAGCCGTATCTGCGTCGAGCGGAAAACGCTTTCCGATTATTGCGGTTGCATTTTTACCGACCGTTTTCAGCGAGAGCTGGAGCGTATGGCGGAGATGGTGCATACGGCAATAATAATAGAGGGGCTAATTGAGGATATCGGCACCGAGAGGTGTCGGAGCCAGGCCCACCTGAACGCAATTATCGGAAAAATGATGGCGGATTCTGTGCGATACCGAGTGCATATAATGAATTTTCCAACAAAGGCAATTTGCGTCCAAGCTGCGCTGCGGTTCATGTTGCAGGCGTGGTTGCTGGAGACGCCCAGGAAATGAGGACAATATGAACTACGTAGGGGATGATAGAGCGCGGACTGCGCTTAGTAAAGAAATGCTAACCAAGCTTCAGGATGACTTGGAGTTGGTATTTAAATTGTATGGCGGCCTGTGGTGGGGCCGCTGCGCAGATGGACAATATAAACAACGGGGATCGGGCAGAATAGTTCAAGTAGATGCGGAGGGGAAAATAATTAAAATCATAAAACTCGAAAAATCAAATGCCTAAATACTCAGCCTGTGCTATCCAAGTAAACGAGTATGCAGGGAAGCTGCGCTGCGGTTCATGTTGCAGGCGTGGCTGAAAGAACAAAAAAATGAACAGTGATAAATACTGCGAATGTTTAGAGATGAGTGGTGAGCGTGGTGTGGTTTTGATGTACAAAAACTGCCATGAGGTTGATTTGAACGCAATAGCGGGCCTAGAAACGAGAATTAGAGGGATTATATGGTGTTAGATAGACATAAGATTGCTCAAGGCAATAGTTTCAATTCTGAAAGTATTAAAAGCTTAATGGGTGAAAAACTAGCGGATTTAGTGGTGCTTGATCCGCCTTATGGAGTAGGTGTTGGTGATTGGGATAAGTCGGAATACGATATTGATACGCTATTGGAATCGATTATTCCGATAATGGGGAAGGATTCTTTTTTAGCTTTGTTTATCCAAATGCCGTTAATGGTGGATTGGCTGGTAGCATTGAGAAAAACGGAACTGAAATTCAAGGATCATATTAGTTGGGTAAAGAGAATTTCATCTACGTCAATGCTGCCGCTTAATCGAACACACGAAAGCGTTTTTATCTGTCGAAAAGGCAATCCTAATTATGTTGAAACAAAGGGAAAATATACTGACATAAAATTGCCTAGTGTGTTATTTGATGTAGTTAATATTGAGAGTGTTTTTAGGTATATAGAGGGATTGAGGAGTGAATTGCGGGGGAATAAATCGATTATAAAAGGAAGTAAAAAATCTTATAAATGCTATAAATACATGAATACGATAGCTTACCCAAGATCACCGGAATATTGTAATTTCACTAATGTCTGGTCATTTTTAGCTGAAAATCATTATCGAGTAGGTGGTCGCATAGAGCATCCCACCGTGAAGCCGCTGAAACTGATGGAAAGGCTAATTTGTTTGTGTACTGAAAAAGGTGGGCTGGTGGTTGATCTGTTTTTAGGGAGCGGCTCGACACTGGTTGCGTGCCATAATACTGAGCGAATTTGCTACGGCCAGGAGTTTGATCACGGATATTGCGAAATGGCAATTGATAGGTGGAATAATCGGGATAAACTGAAACAGGTTGAGTTGTTTGCGCAGACGCTTGAGGTGAAAAATGACACCTAATCCCAACCTTCCCATCCTTCCCCCTGACCGGGCTTGGAAGCGGCTTCCCGACGAGCCAGAGGACTGGTTTGCGCGGTTCACTGTTTTTCTCATGCTGGGGACGGCCAGGACAATGAGCGAGGTATTCAGGCGCGAGGGCAATGGAGAAAAAGTTGAAAAAAGCGAGCAACGTGTACCAGCTGGGTGGTATGAAATGCGCGACCGCTGGCGCTGGTTGGAGCGAGCCGCGGCTTGGGATTTGGCAATGGCCAACGAACGTCGAGAAAAATACAAGAAAAAACTAGAAAAATTTTATGATGATACTATCGAATCGCTTTTGAAAGAGGCACAGCGAGAGATGGATTATCCTATAGCGCGCAAAGAAATCAAGGGCGAAAAAGGCGAAATCACAATAGTTATCCCGAATGATAAATGGAATAAGACGAGCGCTGTAAAAATGTTTGAAGTTGCTGAGCGGTTTATAAAAAGCTGTGCTGGCGAAATAGAGAACAAAACCGAGGTGAATATAAATAATACCAACCTTGTTGGACAGGGCGTCATTATGCTGCCGCCTGCCGGCATCACTGGCGAGGAGCTGAAAGCGCTGTTGCCAGAGGGCCTGACGGCAGACGAGGTGAGGGAGTTCATAAAATTGAAAAAAACAGAACTGGAAAATCAATGAAGAAAAACCGATTTTCATCATCAAAATATTTTCGGCTCTATATCGGTAATAAATTGCGTGAATGTATAAAAAAACGTGGAATTTCTATCGCTGAATTGGCGCGCAGAACGAAAATAGACGCGAGCAGTCTAGGCCGCTATACGAGGGGGCGAAACGCTCCATCGCTAGAGATTATATGCGCGTTAGCGTTTGAACTGGAAACGTCGGTTTCTGAAATTGTGGGAGTATAGGATGGATTCTCTCTTTTCTTACTACGGCGGCAAGGGTCGCATGGCACACAACATCATCCCGCTAATCCCGCCGCATACTGTCTATGTAGAGCCGTTCTGTGGAGCGGCTAGTGTGTTTTTCGCCAAACCCTGGACACTCGCTAATAGCGGGAATAGTTGCAACTACCAGGAAGTTCTGAATGACATCGACGGCGATCTGGTCAACCTTTTCAGAGTTATGCAGAACAAAGAAAAATCCGAAGCGCTGATCTATCGGCTATCGCTCACGCCCTATGCCAGAGCCGAGCATGATCTTGCCAGGCAAATCTGCAAATCCGCCGCCGACGGCGCCGACGTTGACCGAGCCTGGGCGTATTTCACGAACATTTCGATGAGCTTTGCAAATATTTTTCATGGCGGATGGGGAACGAGCGTTTTTGGCCGTAATATGGCCATGACGTGGAACCGAAAAACCGCCACCGACCGACTCCGCAAATATACGGAGCGACTCCGACTCGCGCACCTGGAATGCGATGACGCTATCGCTGTAATCAAGCGATGGGATAGCCCGCAGAGTGTGTTCTACTGCGACCCGCCCTATTCTGGAACGAATCAAGAATATGCAATCCAATACACCAATGAGCAATACCGGTCGCTCATATCTGCTCTGAGCGCCTGCCAGGGGAGTTTCGTACTCTCAAGCTATGAAAACGACATGGTGCCCGCCGAGTGGCCTTGCCATAAGTTCAAGGCCAAAATGAGCTGCTCAAAACCCACTGGAAATAAAACCGAAACGCAGGACCGAGTCAACGACGACCGTACCGAGTGCGTCTGGGTGATAGATAGAAGTGCCGCTATGCGACCTGAGTTGTGGCGAATATGCGTACGACGGTTCGGCGGCAATATGTCACTATTTGAGGAAAAACAATGAAAACAACCAACATCTATGCTACTATATACGAGGGAGAGTATGCGTGTAATTTTGATTGCCCTGGTGTGGAAGCATGTAGATATGTGCTATGCTCAATAATGCCTCCGGACGGAAGCGAGAAATGCGTATTCAGGGAGCACGGAGCATGTCGTAGCGTAGCGGCACAGAGAGCGGCAATTGAAGCCCTGGCGAAATGGCTAAAAAAACAACTCACGAACCTGGAATTCGAAAAAGACTAGGAATTGTTGTAGGATTTGTAGCTTAACGAGTAAAGCGCCAGTCTGAAAAACTGGAGTAATCGGTTCGAGTTCGATCAAGTCCGTATGATAGTCAAATTACGAGTATTTCTGTTCCGAGAATTTCTCGATAAAAATTTGTTATCCATTTTTCAGAGACAACAAAATAGGAGGAGCTGCGGGAAGCCGTAGCTCCTCGGACCAAGAAAGGGAAAAAATGAAAATAGAGATAACCGAATGCCAAACATGCCCATTCTACGAGCTGGTGGAGCCGTACGAATGGGGCTATTGTAATCTGATGAACGACGAGGCCGAGCCTGAGATTGATGGCGATGGATATATCGCCGCTAAATGCCCGCTGAAGGGCGGGTCGGTAACAGTATGCCTAAACTCGACAGCTACAAAAGAAAAGGATAAAACCCTTGATACATTTAGAAGTTAAAAATCACGATAGAATAGATAATGTTATTTACGCTGCATTGGTCCTGCGTAACAGGAATAATGAAGATGTAGAATTTGTATTTAATGACATACGGATAGTGGTCACGAAAAATTCTAACTATGCTTCGATTCATGATGAATATTACAACGAAATGGACAAACAAATTGGTTTTTCACGGTTAAATGCCTAAACTTGACGGTTACAAACTCTTAGACTTCCCGCGCCAGGCGGAGATCATAGATGACCCGCACCGGTTTCGCATAGTGGCAGCCGGTCGCCGGTTCGGGAAAACTCTACTCGGAGTTGACGCCGCCATCCGAGCAGGCGAAGCGCCTAATCAGGTCATCTGGTGGGTGGCTCCAGTATATGCCCAGGCCATGAAGGGGTGGAGGTTTTTTGAGCAGTACATACCGAAGTGCCTAATCAAGGCATGGAATAAAAGCGAAAAATACGTGGAGCTACTTAATGGCTCCCGAATCTGGATCAAAAGCGCTGACAACCCCCAGCACCTGGAGGGCGAGGGGATTAACTTTCTGGTGATAGACGAAGCTGCGCTGCTCAAGGACGGCCTTCGAGTATGGCAAGAAGCGCTTCGGCCAGCTCTATCCGACACGAAGGGGCGAGCGCTGCTGATTAGCCGACCGCGTGGCAAGAACTGGTTTTATCAGGAATTTTTGCGAGGCAACGATCCCGATTATCCCGAGTATGCGAGCTTTCATGCCAAGTCCAGCGATAATCCATATATAGATCCCGCTGAAATCGCCGAGGCGAAACGACAACTGCCGGAGGCGGTTTTCAGAGTGCATTACCTGGCGGAGTTTACAGATAATGCGGGAGCGGTGTTCGCCGGATTAGACAAAATATTCTCACCTGTATTTGAGCTACCGAAAATCAGTCAGCGTTTCGTGCACGGATTGGATTTGGGCAAAGACCGCGATTACACCGCTATCTTGACCTTCGACCGCGACCGGAATTGCATGGTAGATCATAGGCGCTTCCGCCATTACGAGTGGCTCCAACAGGCTGAAATCATAGCCGGCTATGTCAAACGTTATCCTGGAGTGCTGTCGTTCGATGCCACAACGTACGGCAGTGTGTTTTACCCGCTCCTAAAACAAGAGCTGGATAAAGCGAAAGTGCCAATCAAAATTATAGGCTATTGGTCAACTGGTGGGAAAAGTGGGATTGCGACTGCTAAAGAATCCATTGAGGGCAATATGTTTAAAATCCCGAAGGGAAAGCTTGTGCAGGATTTGCAGGTCGCAATAGAAAATCAAATGCTGAAAATCCGGCTTGACGAGTCGACACAATGGCTATACAATGAAATGAGTATATTTGATTACGAGGTATCACCGAGCGGGCATATCAGTTATTCAGCGCCAGAGGGATACCATGATGACGGCGTAATGGCGCTGGCGCTGGCGGTACAGGAATTAAATGTCAAAATAAAAACAGTGCCGAAATTGAGCCAGCTGGCAAGCGCTTTCAACGAGAGATTTTAACGAAAAAAAAGACAAAAGATATGAAAAAACTTGAATTTACGCCGATAGAGGATGGGTTCGCCAATATCCAATTCTGGGAAGCACCGTACAGAGATGGGTGTCTGGTGATGGCGAAAACCGCAAGTAATTCAATTGCATTGGTTTATGTACCTAACGGCAAGGCAAAACCAGGGAGACCAGCGAAAAATCAAAAGACAGTCAAAACCAATGAATAATAAAACAAAAACGGCACCGGAACTGGAGGCCAATGAAATCCGCAAAGAGGGCGGCAATTGGTATATCTACAGCAAAAGCGGAAAACATCTTAGTGGCCCATACCGCAGCGAGAATCTTGCTCAGGCGCGGCTGGCGCAAATTGAATATTTCAAATTCATTAGAAAACATGGTCAAAAATGAAGCTAAAACTTGCGGTGATTTGCCTTTTTTTCTTTTTTTTAAGCGCCTTCAGCGCTTGTGAGGAGCGAAAAACTACCGTTCGATTGCTCAAACCGATCCCTCACCGCAAAGAAAATCAGTGTGTGGGGCTTCAAACTGCCGATGGAAATACTCTGTATATTCAGGTAGATTTTAACGTGATTTTCAATCCAAAACCCGCCCAAAAAATCAAATTAACATCCAATTGCCAGAGATAAACATGAAACACGAATTATTTCCGTTGAAAACGCCGATGAAGATACTCATTCCAAAACCGCTCGATTGGGTAAAAGAAAAATAATGCACGAAATCCTCACAAATACGTATCGTCTACTAAAAGCCAAAATCTCCACTGCCGCCGACCGAGCCGAGTTGATCGCTAAGCAAGTGCACGCCAACGCCATGAACTATGCGATAACGCCCGACGGTCAGCGGTTCCGGCGACCCGCCTATGGCTATTCAGCGGGTTGGCGAAAGGCGGGAGAAAAAGCAACTTTTGATGACACGCAGTCATTGCCCTGGCTGCTCCCGCGAAATGTCGTTATGCGAAACTGCCGAAAATTGGTACTGACAAACCCATATGCGCAACTGGTTATCGCCTATTGGCGAGCAATGATCCTGGGCATTGACGGGATAGGCGTGCAGGTAGAAGGCAACGACAACGTACTAAAACAGAAAATTCAGGATTATTTAATAGCCTGGCGGAAAACCGTTGATTACGCAGGTATTATGGAGAGTGTCATTACTCGGAGCCTGACGGACTCTGATGTTTATTTGACGTTTATTGAGGGCAGTGATTTGTTTTTGCGATTTTTGGAGCCCGAATATATTCAAACACTCAACCAGGCGCCGAGTTGTACAGATCAGGGTGAACAGGCTCAGCTTAAAACCATCAGCTCTAGCCGATATATAATAGATGGAGTTGAGTATGAGAATGGAATCGAAGCCCGACTCCATTATATCCGGGGCACGCAGAAAAACGTTTATGAGCGCTCACAATACGAGTCGCTAAAATTACTCGATCTACCTGGGAGCCCTCGTGGTTATCCTGGCATGGCTCCCGTGATGAATGATTTGGCCGGTGCCGACTCTGTGACGCGAAAAGCACAGACAATGGTCGAATACCAGGCGCGGATTCTTATGCTCCGTGAGCTGCCACCGGGCTATGACCTATCGCAGGCGCAGACTAGTGCTGATGCTGAGCGGGATGCCAGTGTACAGGACGCCGACCGCCAAGCCTATGACAATGTGCAATTCCTTGATAACTCCAGCATTGTTATTGACATGGCCAGTGGGATGAATCTAAAATATATGAACGTCGTCTCGACAGAGCCAATGGAGCGCATAATCGCTCGAATGCTCATGGCCGCAGGCGCTGGATCAGGCGTGCCCAACTCTAGTGTCAATCCTGGCACCGATTACAAATCAATGGGCGAAATGAGCGAGCGTATCGGATTGATACGGTTTGCTCAAATCGGCTCAAAATACGGGCGGCTGGCAGTTGCGATTCACCGTAAAGCAATTGAATTTGGGATTGCCAAAGGCAAATTGCCAAAAGAAGCTGCTCAAATGGATTTGAGTTACATCCTGCCCGATAATGAATATAAGGATTGGGATAAAAAAGTCGACTCGTACATAAAGCTGGCCGTTGCCAATAAAATCAGCGACCAGACCCTCCGCCGTGATCTGGGATTTGATAACAACCAAGAGGAAGCGCAAATAGAGAATGAGATGAAAAAAGAGATCGAAGGGCTGGAGCCGCCGGAGGATAGCTTGGCATCTATTACTAATGCTGATGACAGAATGCTTCCTCAATTTTATGCGGGTTTATTTGGGAACTACCTGAAAGCTTGTTGCGAGGCAGGTGAACAGCGAACGATGCCTATCTCAACAATTCATGCTGCTTTTAACCAATGGGCAACTGAATTGTTTATCAAGCATAATATTCCACCAGCTAATAAAGGCGATTTTTTGAAAGCAGCAATTAGGTGGCTCGGGCCACCAATAGACGCAACGTTTACCATAACCAATCCTTTCGCTGAATAATGCCTGAATACCGCACCGATCCAACTCAACAGCTCATAAACAAAATCATGGCGCGGGCGTTTGAGCAGGCCAAAACGGAATCGGTTCGGGCTGGCGGCATAACCGCAAAGCGAGTGAATAGCATAATTAATAGGGCATATCTGGATTTTACTGAGCACTTGGGCGACCGAGACAAAACAAAGAAAATCATCAGCCGCATGATAAATGACATGCGCGCTGATTTTAAAAAAGCATTTTCCAGCGCATACAATAAAAGCTACGAAACAAGCTTCAATATCTATCAGAAAACCCTCACGAGGCCGTATAGAGCCGCTATTCTCCGAGTGAATCCCGAAATCGTGTCCAGCGAAACGCTGGAAAAAGCGATTAGAGATGAATTGTTTAGGCCACCATCAGCCGAAGCCGTTGAGGCAATGATGCTAAAGCCGCTCTGGAGGACTGGCGTTAGCTGGGGTGAGCGAATGTCGCAGGTGGAACACAAATGGGGATTTGCTGATGGCGCCATCAGCGATGTAGTGAGCTATCATATCCAACAGGGTGACAATCCGAGGGAGGCCGCTGAAACATTGCGTAATATGCTGGCGCATGACCTGGACAACCCGCTGATAGTAGAGGATCCGACGGGCGCAGGCATTCGTTTGGCATTTAATAAATACCGCTCGTGGGCGATGACTGTTGCGCGGAGCGAGATGCTCTCATATCATCAGCTCGCATATTTGGAGAGTTGCGAGGATTTCAAAGATGTTCTCGAAGGACAACAATATCTGGCAACGCTCGATAAACGAACGCGGCCCTGGCACGCTAAATGGGATAAAGAAATTGGATATTACAATCCACAACCAGGCCAGCGACCGCTCTCTGACCTGCCAAACCCGCCGTGGGAATACAATTGTCGCTGTACCTGGGTGCCTGTTGTGATTGGTATGGAGGCGCTCCGTGGGATTGGCCAACGGCCATCAATAACGCCCGCTGGCCGTTCACGTGATGAGCGCTGGGAATACGATCCGATGGGCGAACATGGAATGTTGCATAAACCCTGGCTGGCAAAAGTTCAGCCTGGAAAAACCGATTTTGCGACCTGGTTTGACAAGCTCGGCCGGGAGTCGAAGCAAAGTATTTTGCAATCGCCGAAACGACTCGAGCTGGTGGAGCAGGTTTTTGGGAAGGATTTTACATTTAAGCAGAGCCTTGATAAGCGGGGGCATTTTTGGAGAATAAGCGATTTAAAAGGGATGGTCACTGAGAGAAGCAAGGCTTTAGTTGTACCGCCAGCGCCTGTATCAATGCGTGGAGTGGCTGGGAAAAATATACGAACCGAAATATTACAAGCAAAAACAAAAATAAAAAGCGCAATCGAAACAACTAAAAGCACACTAGATAAATCATTTGAACAATATAATAAAGAGATTAAGGAGATTGAGGCGAAATACACAGATGAAATCACAAGAAAAACAGAATTGCGTATTATCGGGAGAAAATTTACCAAGGAGTTTGAGCAATATGGACATGAATTATCAGAGTTATACAAACAACAAGAAAAAATTACAAAAGAGACTTTTGATTTACTTGCGATTAAAAAAGGAGAGCTTCCTAAGTGGAGCATAAACCACGTAAAGGGCGGTAACATCGGGAAGACTCGTAAGGATTTTATTGGAGAAACCATGCAGGATATAGGGAAATTGATAAAGGGGATTGCGGATAAAAATCCTGATACAACAAAAATAAATATTTACGTATTAAAATCGACCGAGAGCAAACGGGCATCTTACAATACCAGCACAAAAACAATAAACCTTTCGACATCATATTTTAAACTACATGAACGTCAACGAATCTCGATTGCGCATGAATTTGGCCATCATTTAGAGCATAATAATCCTGAGATTTATAAAATGGCGAAGGAATTTCTTGACAAACGTGGAGCCGGTGAAACTCCAACGTTTTTAAATGACCTGCAACCTGATAGAAAATATGACAAAACAGAAAAGGTCTTTAAGGATAAATTCCTTGATCCGTACTGCGGAAAAATATATAGTGACAATTCGACTGAAATAGTGTCAATGGGATTGCAATATTTGACGGAAAATCCTGGCAAATTTGCAGATGAAGACCCTGAATACTTCGATCTAATGATTGACATTTTACACGGAGTCTGGGAATGATAAAACTTCGATTAAGGATAGGCTCATCTGAATATGAATTTACAATAGAACCAACTGACGATGGTTATATTTGGCAATGCAACGACATGCCTGAACTGGCGAGCCTTTATCAGGCAATTGCAAATACGAAAATGTTGCTCAAACCGGAATTGCAGTACTATCCTGATTTATTTTATAATGTATTGATGGACATAATCCATGAGCATAATGGAGAGTTGATTGAATACCCAAAGGCCGAATATGATAAATCGCTAATTTATTGAGTGCAGGCGCTTTCTAACTCCTTTGCGCCTTGGGCTGGGTACATAGCCTAGCCCTAAATTTTAGCTTCGCTACCAGAGGACAAGGGCACGATCAATATTCGTGCCCTTTATTTTTTTAGAAATTTTTATTAAAAGATTATGAAAAAAACTGATTATTTGCTATTGACATGTTGTTACGCAAATCTTACAATATAAGAAATATGTAACAAGGACACATTGCAATGTATCAAAAAAGTTACGTTATAATTCCGCTGATTGGTTTATTGTTATTGTTTGCGGCCGGAAGCGTTAGCGCGCAAACGAATACTCCTACCCCAACAGATAGCCCAACCGAAACCCCGACATTTACCCCCACTAGCACGTTTACCAATACACCTACTAGCACGCCGACAAATACTCCCACCTGCACGCCGTTAGCGACGTCAACACCGTGGGCGTGCGATTCATTCTCTGATGGGTTTGAACTAGCTACGCAGTCGCTATGGTCGCATTGTGGCACAGGTGGCACTGCCAGTTACAATACTGGTACAGTGTACGCTGGAACATATAGTTTGCGTCATAATTCGGCGAGCGGGAATGAGGTTTCCAGTGTGCGATATTTTACTGTAAACCCTGGAACGACATACACGGCTTTTATATGGGTTTATGCGACTGACATATCAGGTGACACCGTAATCATGGCGGAATTAAAAAACGGAGTCTGCAACGAGTGCGCCTGCGAGGCAGCTATCGGTGGTGATGACATAAAACCAGCGTTAATGTTAGCGTGGCAACGAAAAGCGCTGACCAATTTCAACCCAACCAGCTCCACTGTTTGCCTGTTGATAACAACTGCCAAAGACGGTGCTGGCATGAGCGCATATTTTGATGAGATAGAAATAACCGAAGACCTCGTCGGGACATGTACGAGCACCCCAACCAGCACTCCAACCAATACGCCAACAAATACAGCTACTCAAACGCCGACTGATACACCAACTAATACAGCAACTCAAACTCCAACCGATACGCCGACAGAGACCCCTACTCAAACACCGACTAGTACGCCAACGGAGACCCCCACTGATACCCCAACAAACACGCCGACGCTAACCGACACTCCGACACATACGCCAACGAGCACACCAACAGCTACGCCTACCGATACACCTACCGATACACCAACTGACACACCTTCAAGCACTCCGACTCCAACTGATACACCCACCGAAACTCCGACTAATACGCCTACCAGCACTCCGACTAATACGCCTACCAGCACGCCGACTCCCGATGCCGTTCACTGGTGCGAAGTTATAAGCACAGCCTGTGAAAGCGGTACAACTGCGCCGGTTAGAGTTTGGGTATCGAAACAGTCTCTTGGTTGGCTGGTAATGACCATTAAAGGGAATGATGCTGTAGCTTTAACGTGGGTACCTGATGCAACCGGCGCTATTCTCTGGAATTACGTTTCGTGGGAGACGCAGCCATGGTAGACGCAATTATAAATCTCTCCATCGTTAAACGACTCTGGAATTTCGCTCACTCTGCCACGATTTTGGGGGTACTTATTTTAGCTTCTTTGATAAGTGCCCCCCTGCACGCTGCGACTGATACGCCGACGCCGACACCTACAAATACGCCAACAAACACCAACACTTTCACGAACACGCCAACGCCAACCAATACGTTCACAAATACGCCAACTAGGACGCCAACAAACACACCCACAGACACCGATACGCCCGGCGATACTGATACGCCAACTGAAAGCCCAACTCCAACCGATACGCCAACTCCAACAGCGACGGGAACCTGGGATCCAAATCGCTATCGAGGTTATTTCAGCCTGCCTAGCGGTGATCGGGCTATTTGTCTGGAAGCGGACGCCAATACGAGCCAACCAGCGTTTCAGGTCGATCAGGCTGCCAGCGGAGATATTGGTAGGTTTTTACGAGACACAAATCTAATTTTATTGCTAGACAGTGACGGAAATTTTCGTATGACAGACCCTAACGGAACGCAGCTGTTCAAAATAAATCGAACGGCTGAGATTGCGTTTGGCCCTGACAGCGTCAATACCTCCTGTTGGTATGACATGAAACGGGCTAGTGATGGAACTCACTATATATTAGCCGACATGAACCTAACCAATGGGTATACCGGAGCCGAAACAACATACGGAATCAGACTCTCGAATAAATCATTCGGAGCTGGCATGAATGTCGGTATTTATTCCGATACCAAAGTCGATACCGGCACTACTAATGTCGGTGCTTATGGTAAAGCAGAAAATAACCCATTGCAAAATATCGGCGGCTTATTCATGGCTGATGGTCCAGCTTCGGCAATTGGCGTTGAGGGCATCGGCAGTGGTGACCCTGGTTACGGAGGCTATTTCAATGCTCATGTCGGCATAACTGACCGATTATACATAAATGTTGACGGCCCTGACCTTGATAGTTTTATATTTTTCTACGATGGCGGCGCTAAAAACGGGCAGCATTTTGCCTGGGACGATGAAAATATTTGCTTCAGGGTATCGGCTGATTTGCGCATATTAGGCGACGTATCAATCGCTGGCGGCATGGTGTATGGTACGCCTACACCGACGCCAACACCTACGAACACAAGTACTGATACACCGTCCAGCACTCCGACCGAAACGCCAACAAATACACCAACTAATACGCCAACCTGCACACCGTCGAATACTCCTACTGGTACTCCGACGGGGAGTTTTTCCGAATATGTACGGACTATTGGCGATGATGTAAGCGGTAGATATAATCACGATTACACAGCATTTTCTGCTAGTTTCACCAATGCGGCGGCAGATTTTGCATATATGTTACAAGCTTCAAGTGTTAATATATTCGGTACGGCAGCCCAGACAGGTACGAAGTCCGTGTTTTTAAGTACTAACAATGGGTATATGCTATCGTTTACGATAGGGTCAGCCGTTGTGCCTTTTCAGATTGTAAGCGCAACATCAATTAGGTGCCCAGGTTTAAAACTTGTTGACTTCGGGGACGCAACGACAAATGTCATTGACGACGCATACGCCGATGATTGGAATAACGTGACGTCGTGTTCAAGGGAGGGGCTGGTATATTATGAAGACATACTGGCTACGTTGAAGGCGATAAAATCAAAAGCTATTCCCCAACCTGACGGCGCTCAAAGAAAATACATAGACACCGATACATTGCCTAAAATCGCCAGGGTGCCAAAAAAGATCATCGAAGCGGACGGCACGTTCAAGGGGCAATGGTGGAGTAAGGGTAAAAAGATTGACAAGTCCGAGGGTAAGGCAACGCAAAAGGCGGGGGAAACCGAGTTTATTTTTGAATATATGAGACTAGCTGATGGGAATTTAATATTTGAAGAAAACTCTTATAGCGTAAACAAATTACAAGTTTATCAATTACAGGCAATGCAGGAAATGCTGAAACGGATAGATTCGCTGGAACAGCGAATTCGATTACTAGAGGGACGATAATGGCCGAATCATTTGAGGAAAATGCGATGTTCATTTCAACAGAACTGGCGCGCCTTTCGAGGGCTGTCGAAAAAATGGATGAAAAAATAGTTTCTCTCAAACTCGACATCGAAGGCTTGAAGATCAAATCCGGCATCTGGGGAGCCGTCGGCGCAGCCATGCCGGTAATGGGGTTATTGTTATTTCAATTTTTAACCAAAACATAACACCATACATAACACCATGAAAAAACTCATAACATGCCAGGCTGAATTTCACGCGCTAAATAAACCTGAAGGCGATATCATCAAAAATGTGCTGATTATGGGAATGAAAGCGGCTATTTATTCATCTGACGTGCTGAAAGCGGCCGTTAGAATTTTACCCGAAAAACTCATTGTGTTTATGGATCATCTGCCAGAGCCGTTCAAAACCGATTACGCAGCGAATAAAAATCGTTCGCGAGAGAGTGCGCTTGGGCATCTGGAGAATATCCGATGGGTAGAAAACGAGGGTATTAGAGGCGATATGCTACTCAACGGAACCGATAAATGCAAAATCGTTTTTCACGACGCGCTCCATAATTTGCCAGGCGGCATCAGCACTGTATTGGTGCCGGAAGAAGATGCCGCTGGGAATGTCCTGGCGATTAACGAAATTTTATCAGCGGATTATGTCAATTCCCCGTATTGTCAAACAACGCTTGCTAACAGCAAAACCAATTCAATCAATGAGGTAAAACCCATGACCGAAACAGAGATTATCCAGGCGCTCACGCTGGAAAAAATCCAGACGATGCGGCCTGACATTATCAGAGCCGTGATCGTCAACCAACAGACAACAGCCGAGGCGGTGAGAGAAAAAGCGGAACTCGATGCTCTCCGGCAATACAAAACAGAAACCGAACTGAACCTACAAAAGCAGGTCAAAATCAATGAGTTCGGAAAATTTCTGAAAACTCAAAACGCTGACGAGAGCGATTTCTACGCCAATGGTGAACCGACTGCGATTTTTATGACATTTGCCAATGCGGATAAAATCAATTGGCCGATGTACGTGAAGCCGTACGTTAAAACTGGCGATGCTCCGAAACCGCCTCTGATGGGTATTCCGAGCGCCGTTGACCATCGAGCGGCCGCTGCAAACTATGAACCTGCCAAACCATGCAGCCGTGAGGAAGCTTTGGCAATGGTTGGATTTAGTTAACAAAAGGTAAAACTATGCAAATGAAAGAACGCGAATTGTCCCTGCAGATGCCTGTTGCGAGCGCAACTGTGATTGCGCCCGGCGATTGGCTCTATTGGGATGTAACGAATTTGGTTGTAAAACCACTGAGCGATTTAGCGGAGGTTAGCGCAACCGAGGCTATCGAACTGGCAAAAAACCGCGCCAAAGCCGCTAAATATCTAGCTGGTGTCGCTAACGGGTACAGCCGGAACGGAGATACTGCCGATATACAGGTCACGCTTGACGGCGTGCAGCTCGTGATCGTTACCAGCGCAATCTATTCCAAGGGCGATCTGCTCACGCCAAAAAGCAATGCCGGCGCGCTCTACGCTCAGGAGTTTGAAAAAACTACGATAGAGAGCATGGCCGTGGCGGTCGTGACCAAAAACTATTCCAGCGCCGTTACCGCTGTTGAGGCTGCGTTTATCGGGAAAGGCGGCTATCAGGCCGATGGGAAGCTACTCGGCATAAGCGGGAGCAAAGAAACTTGGAAATATCAGATGGTAGTCGGCTATGATTTCGCTGTTTCGGGCGGTGGAATTACCGACAATATCAACCTCGGCCTGCTACCCGCGGGCGCAATCATAACTGATGGCTGGTATTATGTCGAGACGGCACTGACATCTCCAACTGGGCCAGGTGACGCAAAAATGGCGCTCGGCATAGCAACTGAAGATGTTGATGGAATATTAGCCGCTGCGGTCGTTAGCTCAGTGGGAACGGCTGGGAGCCATGCCATTATTCAAACGGGTGCGGTTGCCAACTTCAGTAATATCACACTCGCAGAACGTCAAATACATCTAGATTTTTCAGTTGAGGCAGTAACCGCTGGGAAATTCAAACTTTACCTGGAATACTTCATTCCTGGGATTAGTATAGTCTAAAAAAGGACTGGTGAACCATGTTAAAAACCAATGATTTGAAGGCAATCATCAAAAACCATTGCCTCATCAATAGCAGCGCCGATTTCAAGGGCGACATTGACCGCGTGCGAGCATTTCAGCGGCAAATAAAATCGCTTTTCAAAATGGACGCTAACGGCAAACGCATTGAACCGGTGTATCTATCTACGCAGTCGCTGGGCGAAGCCATGCTAGGACCCGACTGGAAAAACCAGGTGCAGATGTTCGCCGGCCAGAATTTCATGCGAGATAGCGAGCGCAATTCGGGTGATAATTCTGTGATGGCGAACGCGGGCGAATGGACGACCTCCATGCTGCCCGCATATTTTGCCACCATCGAAAGTGCTGTACAAAGTAAAGTGGAAGACGGGTTTAAAAAGGCGTCGACTCCAATTCTCGACAAAATCGAAGCGGGTGAGAAAATCGTACCCGATCCGAAGGAAATTTCTATTGGCTATGGCTATCGCTATCGACGAGGTACTCAACTCGCGCAGGAGGACATTATCATTCCTGAACTGGGCGCCTATCCGACGACCAGTAAAGGAAGTTATCGCTATTATTTCAAAAAACCAAATAAACGCGGTTGCATCATTGATGTTTCGATGGAAGCGATTCGGGGCGATACGCTGAATCTGCTGCTCGAAGCGGATGGGGAGGCGGCTAACATTGGGTATGCACAGCGCATGATCAAAGAACGATTGGTAATCAGGCTGTTGTTTGGATTAGCAACCCAGTTGATCGCCGGTACGCACTCCACGAGCGTTTTTTATGAGGAGTTAACGGCCAACTCGGGTTCACAATCGTATCTGTTCTACTACGGCACAGCGCCCTATACCAACGGCTGGGTGAACAAAATTGGCTCGGCTGAACTGCTGGACAAATCCGACCTGGACGCTGTAATGCACCTGTTTGAGGGCATGGTTGATCCGATCAGCGGCGAAAGCCTTGATCTGCCAACTCCGCCATTGGATATTGTGGTTACAAGTTACGATAAGGCCAGCTTAGCAGACGAAATCCTCAAAACATACGAGCGATGGTATGAGGCATTATCGGGAACCGATATAACAGCGCCATGGACCGCTACCAACCAACAGAGGATTTCCCGTTCGACATTCACTGAAAGCATGTTTACCAATGTCATACGGAGTTACGAGGCGTTCAAATTGTTGACGGCCGAAACATCCCCTGTCGTTGTGACGCCCGAAAAAGTTTGGCTAGCCGGAAAAATCAACGAAGCCGTCGCGCTAGTTGAGGCTGAACCGCCGGCATTTTTCTACGGAAATCAGTCGCCAACAGAGCATGATCATTTTCGGCGGGATATTGCGTTCAGCGTGAAATACCTCGACTGGTACAATTTCTGCGTGAAAGACCCTCGCAAAATGGTCTATTGCCAGGCGCCGGCGCTGTAACCGAAATAAAACTACCGAAATGAGGTAAAAAAATGGCGGGCTTAAAAGCAGTTACGATTTGTAACGACCCCAATCACCCAGAGTTTGGGAAATGCCTACAAATGGCGCCTCTGAAAATTTACAAAGCTGGTGACATGGCGCTGAAATTTACATTGCTAGACGATGCTGGAGCGCAGGTTTCGTTGACCGGCGATGGTACAACCGACGATTTGGTAAAATTGTACATTTACAACGCCAACACACCGTGGGGGACAGCGCTCGAAACGATCAGCGGGACGTTCACCACGCTAACGAGCGAGGTGTCATTTGCGCTGGCCAATGCAACGATAGACAGAGATCTGACCGGTACCGACGGGATAAAATATGTCTACGGCATCGAATGGTGGTATAAACTGACGCCGACCTATTATCGTGATGGTTGTGCGCAAATAACTATTGCATAGGGGGGGAGAATGGCAACTACGCATATAAAATTCATTCCAGCAACACCGAATTTTGGCACAAAAAAGGGCACGGATAAAATTCTTTACGGATACATCGTCAATCCTGACACGGGAGCGGCTGTTAATTTGTCCGCTGGAACCGTTACTGGCGAACTATACAAAAAACCACGCTCTGCCAATGCAACTCTAGTGGCGACGCTGACGGTGGCAATTACAACGGCCGCGGCGGGACATGTCACCATGACAATCGCTGACACAGAAGCGATTTGGGCAAACAATAGCGAATACGAGTTATATATTGTCTGGACGAATACTCAGATTAACCGCTGCGGGCCATATCCGTTTAGTTATACGTAGGATATAAAATGACTTATACCGCAGCTGAAATCACAGCTCGAATCCAGGCGCTTCAAACAAAAATCGAAGGCGCCGAGGGTAAAATAGAGTTGCTCATGGGAGGAACTGATGAGCTGGCTATGCCCTATTCGGTTGATGGCGAATCCATCAATCCAGCTGCTCAAATTTTGGCGCTGCGAGAGCTAATCGCTGAATATCAGGAGCGCCTCGCGTATTGGGAGGAACGGCTTCGAGTTGCAGAGGGCGGCGGCGGGTTCATAACGTCAAGAGTTTTTGGAGTCAGCTCATGACCTGGAATGAACAATTTAAACGGTGGCATGAAACAGCACTCGGTAAGGTGGCCGTAAAAACCTGGACTATTTTTTACCACCACACCGGGCGACTCGATTCTGAACCGGGACAGGGAACCGCTGAATTTGGCGCATTTGATGAGGTCATCAATAATGCGCTGGTTAGAGGCATAACCGAGCGGGAATTAAATGCAAGCGCCGGGCAATACCAAAATGGCGATATTTTGGTGCGTCTGCAAACAACCGATGTTAAATTCCCGTGTCAGCCGAATGACCGGTTCCTGTACGGCGACGACTGGTGGCAGGTTTTGAGAGTGGATTTGCTGACGTTTGGGCAACGATGGCAGCTCATGGCTAGACGAATTGAGGCAGCATAATGGCGAAACCGTTCATGAAAATGGACATTGAAGCGGCTAATTTTTTTACCGCGCTGGATCGTTTTGCGCGCGAAGCGCATGTCCCGATAGAGAAGGCAAATAAAGCGGTCGCTCTGCAATTTCTAGCCGTCGTTAAACAGCGAACACCGGTTGATACCGGCGCAGCGCGAGCGGCTTGGCGTATTAAAGCGCTTTATGGCGGGCTTGAATGTCACGTATACAACGAGATCAACTATATAACTGCGTTGGAGTATGGCTCCAGCAAACAAGCGCCTAACGGGATGGTGCGGATAAGCCTGGCAGAGCTGACTGGCAATTTGCTAAAAGAACCATATTCTATTGAGCTGCAAAAATATTTAGCTTCCATTCATATTGGAATGACTAGAAAAGAAACGGCTAGGTATTGGGCGCAACTCGAAAAACCGCAGGCGCGCGAATTGGAACGAGCACGAAAAGATGTCGCTAAATACAGAGCTAACGCACGCAAAGAGTCTATGCGTGATATGATGGAAAACGCGGGGATGTAACCGATGGCAGCGATTGATGGCAAACTGTTTTATTGGCTCCATGAGAGCGTTTTAGATTTCGTAAAAACGAAACTAAATTCGCCTGGTGAAATCAATTTTCAGTTGCCGACAATTCGCCGCTCCAACCAGGCATTTGCAGCGACAACGCCGCAGGTACCCTTCGCGATACTGGATTTTCTCGACACCAGGATAATCGGTTCGCCAGAGGACGCCGCCTCGGTTGAGTGCCTGGCGCAAGTGAGTATTTTCGACGAGAAGAGTATTAAATCGGGCAAAAATGCCTTCGACATAGACCACTGGGAGAGTCGGCTTGCCATTGCCTGCAAAACGACTGTTTCGTGGCCGGTAAAAAAATGGAGCGATGGTGAGGCCATCATCGGCTATTTTATCGCCATTCATCAGTCAACGAACAACCTCGCCGATCCCAATCTGGTTGGGCGAGGATTAACAATTAAAGTTATTTTCAACTACGAATAACGGTGTGATATGGGAAATAATAATATCAGCCTCAAAAACTGCGTGATAGAATTTTTCGATGGAGCCGCCGTAACGCTGGAATTTAAAGCGTTCGCGGGGACCGTGGAATATACCGACAAACACACCAGTAGCGAAACCAGGATGGATAAGGGCGCCATTGATGATGATTCTGGCGAAATTGAGGGCAAGGACGAGCCGGGCAAAGCCACTTTGAGCGATGTCTGGTATGACACCTCGACACTGCTAACAGACGTGACGCGAGCCGAGAAATTCGTGAAGGGCGATTTTTCTGGCGCTGTTTCGGTGAACGCCGCTAATGGCGGGATGGCCATGGTCGGCCTTCGTATTACATTCCCATTAGCCCCCGGCGCTGCCACACAACGGCGAGTGACATTTGCGAAATGCCGGTTAACTCCCGGTATGTCATACTCGTTGAACACTGATGGCGGAAATAAAATTACGAGCCTGGAATTAAAACATTACGGATTTACAGAGAGCGCCGTAACCTCATAGGGGGGGGGAGTAACAGAAAGGAAATCGCAATGAAAATTGGAGCTAAAACTCTGGTCAGGCCAGTTGAAAAACAATTATTTAGGCCGTTGCCCGAATGGCCTGAGTTACTTATTAATATCAATTTACCTGATTTTGGCAGCGAATATTTGCGGATTGTTAAGCCCCTTTTCCCGCCAAAAATTTACTTTTCGGATAACCATCCAAAACGCATTGAACAGGGTATTGAAAGCGAGTCTAACGACGAAGACCCTGTGTATTTTAATTTGTGCGTGTGGTATGGCCAACTGCAGATGGTGTATACATTTTATCGGATCGCAACCGACGCTGAGACGTCCACCGGAGAGCGAATAAATTTCGACAATACACCTGAAATGTTCGGGCTGATAAATTGTCCTCCTAACATGAAAGAGCGCCCTAATGATCTGAATTACGAGGATAGAAAAGGCGAAAAATGGCTTTTGGCGGTTAGCGAAGAGATAAATGCTGCGGGGCTGGATTTAACGGCTGTTAAGGAATTTATCGAAAAAATCAGGCTGACGGGACTCATTCGCAATGGAGATATCGAGGCTGCTAAAAAAAACTTATCAAAGGCGATTTCCGCCTATGGCGGTATCGCGAAATGCGCGCCCTTGAACGAACAGACCCTTTCCGTATTTACGGAAAAAACTATCAGGAGCTTGACCGAGCTGAGCGAATAGAGTTTATCGCCTATTGCGAATTACGCGAGCAACAAGAGAGTGAAAATGCTCATCAAATCACGATATGCCCATTCACCTACAGGAGGAGCTAGGTAATGGCATTGCCTAAAAGCGGCGGGCCGCAAACGCCGAGAATAAACGTCAAATTTGGCGCCGATCCCAGCGGATTGGCTATTGGTTTGCACCAGGCTAAAACCATGATTGGCGGCTGGGCGAAGGGCGTAGCTTTGACGACTGCTGCCGCTTTCGGGGCAATGATCACGAAACAGGCCATTCAATCAGCTTTGCGATTCGGAGATGCACTAGCCGAGGTTAACTCTATTGCCAGGCTCTCTCAAAAACAAATCAAAGGGCTGGGTGAGGAGCTAAAAACGTTTTCAATTCGATTCGGTCGGGACGTGGTTTCAGAGAGTAAAGCCGCCTATGAGGCTCTTTCCAGTGGGATACCTACCGCTAAACTCAAGGAATTTCTGGACGTTTCTAATCGGCTGGCGACTGGTGGCGTGGCCGAACTGCCTGCCACCGTTAAGCTGTTGACGGCGACGCTCAATGCTTACCAAAAGCCGGTCAGCGAAGCCGCCAGGGTGAGTGACATTTTCTTCAAAACGGTTGAGTTGGGCGTCACGACCATCCCAGAACTGGCGGCGCAATTTGGTGACGTTGCTACAGCGCTGGCGCAAACCAGGACACCGCTTGAGGTCGGAACGGCGGCTCTGGCGACACTGACAAAAGCGGGCGTGAACACGGCTGAATCAGTGACCGCTCTGAATATGCTCTTGATGGAATTTCTATCGCCATCGAGCCAGGCAGCTCAAGCCGCTAAAAAACTGGGGCTGGACATGAGCGAAGCGGGCTTAGCGACTAAGGGGCTGCCGGCGATGCTCCAGGAAATAGCAAAGGCGACCAGCGGGAGCGCAACGGAACTATCTAAACTCTTCCCGAATATCCGAAGTCTAAAAGCGGCCATGATTTTGACAGGGCCGCAAGGCACTGAATTTGCCAGGATTTTAGACGAAATAACGAAATCGGCTAACAGCACGGCTGCGGCGTTTGAGACCATGCAGACGCCGGCGCAGGCGTTGCGGCGAACGATGGCAGCCCTGAATGTTGGGTTAGTAACCGCTGGAGAAGGCTTTTTAAAAGGCTTTTTTGGAGATAAACTTGAGGTGAAAGAAGTCGAAACAACGCTAAAATTAATTCAGCGAATTACAGATGACATTGCTATAAATGCTCGATTGTTGGGGCAAGCATTAGAAGCGACCGCGTACGCGTGGACATGGTATGGTGATGCCATAGTCAATGTCTACAACAAATTAAATAAGCTTGATGAATGGGCCTGGAAAACAACAAAAAATATATTCTATCAGACAGTAGAATTACCTGTTACAGTCGCAAAAAACATTAACCAAGCGATTACAAATGCTTTACAATCGGGCAAACAGGAGATGCTGACTGAATTAAATGATATTACCAACCCGGTCATAACGCCAAAATTGGATTTGAGCGGGTATCATAAAGAAATTGATGAGATGCTGGCTGAAATGCAGAGGAAGCAGTACAGTGGGCCTGTGCTTGGCCCACCTATACCACAGATATTCGGCCCGCTTGCGCCAGAGCTATTGCCTGCACAAAAATCCGATGCGGCGGCAATTGAGGCCATGAAGGCCAAGAAAATCCAAGAGGAATCCGCCACCGCCGCAATCGAACTCGCAAAAAAAACAGCCGAGGCACAAAGAGAAGTGACGGATTGGAATCTTCAAAACGACTGGGATATGGCTAAAATAGCCGCTGAAGAAATAAAAGCCATTGATGATGAAAAAACCGCTTTCATAGCCGATAACTTGCAATTAATCGCCGATATGAAACAGGACATGATGGAGACCGACTTTGAGAATGCGCAAATAGCCGCCGATGCCGAAAAAGACCTGCTTGAGCGCAGAATGGAGACCTGGACGCAGGAACATGAGATGCTGGCATCGCTGGCCGAGGCGTATGGCGTCAACACAACCATGACATCCGAGGGGATACAGGCGCAGGTGGACTATGCGGCAACGGCTACTCAAACGCTGACAGATGCGGCGCTGATGGCCTCGCAGGGAATTGCCGGCGCTGCTAACGAGGCGATTTGGAGCGGGAAATTGAGCGCCGAAACATTTAAAAATATCGCTAAAAGCATTACTGGAACATTTTTACAGATGATGACGCAGATGTTGGTCCAGCATATAATTATGTCTCTGATAAAAAAGAAAGTCGAGGCCACGGCGGCCACGGCATCTATATCTGCTAGTGCGGGGACAGCTGCCGCCGCGCAATTTGCGAACGTGATGATAGCGGTAGCTTATCCAGCGAATCTGTTACTAGCGCCCGCTATGGCAATGGCCGCGGGTCTGGGCGCATCGGCGGCGGCGCTTGCGGCGATGGCTGCCGCCGCTGGAGTGACGACTATTGCGCAAACGCCCGTCGCGGCTGAGGGCGGTATCATATCACGCCCGCGTGGGGAGGCTATTCCGATAACGGCTCATGGCCAGGAGATGATCCTAAATGAGCGCCAACAGGCGCGGCTGTTTGAACTGGCCGAAGGTGCGAGCGGCAGGAGCAATGCGCCGGTTATTATGAATTTTAATATCGACGCTATTGATAGCGATGGGTTTGAACGATTATTCACGTCAAACAAGTTCCAAAAAATTATGAGTGACAGCCTAAAAAACTCAACATTAATTCAGGGTGGCGCTGACAGAGCGCGCCGTGAACGACCAGGCTACGACAGGTGGTAAACGATGGCTGACAGAACGTCAGTTCCGCGTTATTGTTTGCTCTCAGAGGACCAGCTCCAGGTGCTAAATACTGCTGGTATAAATACGATTTTAGCCAACACCGCTGGGAGCCTCTACGATTTTGTCAACTACCCATTTTCCAATATTTACAATGAGCGCATAGGGCAACCGTGTATTTTTAATCCCAGCCTGAATTATATTTCAGCGAGCGACATATCATTTGTGGCAGCGACTCCGACCGAAATATTTCCGTCAATTCATAGCGTTGCCGGCGGGTTTATGAGCCGATTCGCACCAGGAGAGATTATCACAATCACCGGAAGCGCCTCAAATGACGGCGCCTACACAATTGATTCTAAACCAGGCTCCGTTAGTAATTTGGTTATTATTCTGGCGGATACCGAAATATTGATTGACCCGAATCAGCTTCCAGGCGGGACTAGCGGACAATGGAATGATTGGTTTCCGACTGCCAATCCGACATATATCACTCGGCCAATTACCGATCAATATGACCTGGAAATTTATCCTCATTTGCAGGTGCCTAAATATTTGGGAGTTGCAGGGCTGACACCGATCTATTGGCTATGGGTACGACTCCGAAAGCCTGTCGGCGACATAACTGATAAGATTTTTTTGGGGAAATTCTATTTTGGGCCTATGCGAGCGTTCACCAGACGACCGCAATTCCCGATAAAACGCACGGTTGAGTTTGCTGGAGCGCGGCTAGAGACGGAATATGGCCAGGTCTGGGCTGCGAAACGCGGACACCGAAAAAACTTTAGCGCCGATATGGATCAAATGAGCGAAATTGCCTGGCTGCAAATGCAGAAAATCCGGCAGGCGACCGCTGGCGGGTATCAGCCATTTATTTTCATAGAGGACGAGCTCCGCACTGTGTACGGAACCGGCCTAAATGGGCGGCCTTATGTGGATATGGTGCGGCTGCCAGCGAAATTCAAAGTCACTCAAAATATAGCTGGCAACCCTGATGATGATATGCAAAACTATGACGTGGACTTTTCGTTGGATTGCGATCCTATAGGGTACTTGGATTTATGAGCGATTTCAGCACTGCCATAGCCAATCATAAAATCGAATACTGTATTTTCGTTGTGATTGAAACAACTGACGCCAACGGCGACCCCGCCTATTTGCGTTATTGCAGCGTTGATGCGGGCCTGGCAAGCGCGTATTATGACTATCCACAGGACGAGGCTTCGCCCATCGAAACTAATAAAGAACTTGACGGTATCAATGGAGCGTATAGCGGGCTAATCAAAAGCATTGGCATGGCTAATAAGGAATTGCCGCAGGCAGATATAGATGATGCGGGATTTCTAGTCAAAAGCACACTAAAAATTGAACTTCTTGACGTTGCGGGCGCTCTAGCTGAATATGCGCAATCATTTTTTTCGCCCGTGAAACGGGGGCTTATTGGATACCGAGTTAATGTTATCTTAAAGCCGAGGGGTTATCACTACTCCATCATTTTCAGCGGCGAAATCAGCGATTTTAATTTTGACCATGATTGCATGTCGCTGGTGGTGACGGATTGTTTCAGGGAAATTTTCAAGGATCTGCAAGGCATGGCGCAGGCGACACAAGAGATTTGGCCTGATATTTCAAGCAATAATGAAGATAAATATTTCCCGATAGTTTATGGCCAGGTGGATTCACAGGGTATCACTGATAAGGGGTTTATGGAACTGTTTTGCCTCGACGGAGCGAGGGAGGATAACGCTCTAGCCGAACCCGATAGCGTGAGCCATAATCTCTACGCCGTTGCCAGCCATCAAATCAGCGGGATTGCAAGGTTCTATTTTCACGATAGTGACGCTGATGCCTGGCCGATTATTCCCGGCCCAGCCGATCCTGCTCCCGATTATGCGGTCACGTGGGATTCTACGAAGGGCGTAACTTATGTTGATTTTCGTGGCAAAGGTTCCGGCGGAGGTGATACTTATGTCTGGGAATGGCGGCATAAACATTCTTACCGCGTCGGAGGGCTGGTATTTCATGCTAACGTTGGAGGGAAACCGTATATCACTGACAATGCAGGCGGCCTTGCGCTTTTCGTGGATGACCGGACGATTGAAGTCATTGGAACCGTTAGCAATGACGGGATTTATGATGTTGAGGCAGCCTATTATGATAAAATTGTTTTGCGGGATACCGAAACATTAATTAACGAAACAGCGCCAACCATTACCATTTTAGGCGACGTAACACGGGACTGGCCCGACGTGACTGTTGACATTCTGGGCAAAATCAACGCCGATGACGCACTTATAACGAACCCTGTTGAAATCGTTGACGATTTTATTTTGGAACATACAGGTTACCTAGACAAATTTATCTTGAGTCGAGATCATGTCTTCGAGGATACCTATGCCGGAGCCTATAAAAAAGCGGCTCAACTCGACTATGAGGGCTGCCATGTTATCGAAAAACCGACCAGCCCAGAGCGTATAATCAAAGATATATGCCGCAATTTTATGTTGAGATTGTATCGAGTTTCACCTCTACTCAATTCTATTGCGACGCCGGTGACATCCGAATCTGTGATCGAGATTGAGCTGCTCAACATCCCGACTGAGCGGGCAATCCGCACCTACCCAATAGACCTGCTCACCGTTGATTGGAGTATCGGAGCGGTTCAGGATATTCTGGCGGGGAGCTTCAAGCTCGAAAGTGAAGCCGCTAAAATCGCAAATATTGTGAAATACAAATATTGCATGGATTTTAGCGGGCAAACCGACGATGATTTTGCAAAACAGGGGCGGCAAGACAGTGCGCAGAGCAAAATCTACAATAACGGCGAATTCGTGGTAGAGCCTGAAATGGACTGGGTGGCCGATGATGATGCCGCCGTGAACCTGGCAATCATCATGCTCTGGCGATACATGTATCCGTTGTATCGGATACAGATGGATTTGCCAATGAACGCCAGCGCCAAGGAGTTGACGGCAGTCGGTAAGCTCACGCACGAGGGCTATTCCTGGATAAAAAACCAACTTGTTTATCTCGAAAAAATCGGGATAGATATGAAGAAAAGTCTATGTCCGTGCAGCTTCCTTCATATTGACCAGCTCTGGAATCACTGCGCTCGGTGGGCACAGGCCAATCATGCCTATCGGAGAATAAAATGCACCTCCGTTGGCGGGGGATTAAGTGCTATAGAGGATATTTCACCAGAGGATTATGGCGCTGTAGATTTTAATCTCATTTCACCAGGCGATCATTTAGAGATTTTCTGGGGTTGGGAGGACGATGATCTTCCTAATGGCACCGCATGGCTTGAGATCGCCAGCATAACAGACGCCGATGAGATTGTGTTGATTGATCCGAAGCCACTTTTATTGATAGATGAGGAATATTGGGCGACATGCGATGCTCAGCCGAACGCTCACGCCGATTACGATACCTCAGATGCAACAGAGCGAGCGACCTGGGGGTTCTGGGCCGATGGAAATGGCATACGAGAGGCGACTGTTTTGACCGGCGGGGTAACAAAAATTCTACAGGATACCGGTGGATACGTTGACTTTTCAACGGCAATCATCGGTGATTTCATTCAAATTCTGGGCCTAAAATCAGGAGGCCCGATAGAAGTTGATGATTATTTTATGATTGTGGATATTCCGATCACTGGCCTATTGGATAATGTAAATAAAATCTTGATCGGCGATGCCGGCGGATTATTAACCGTTGGCGCAATTTATTATTATAACGGAATTTGCTCAACAAAAGAGGGTTTGATTCCCAGTACAAACGACCCTGGAAAGGTTTGGTGCCCTTAAATGTGGCCATTAAAAACAGCGACGGCCTCTCTCGTTAAGGCAGGCGAAACGATTTATTATTACGTTGGTAATATTTTGCAAAATGGCGTTGATGGCCTTCGAGAGGCCGTGGCAGGAATTATCCATCCTGCCAACCAGGTTGCAGATGGGCAAATATCGTTTACCGCAACTGATTTTGCTCACACCGGAAAAATGGGGCTCGTAGCTGCTAATACATACGATTTTAGCGACGTTACAGCGGGAACGACCATTTATAACTCGCATCTAGTAGAAATTATGCAGGTGTTGACAAATGATAATAACTATGAAACATTCGCCGTTTGCGCTGCAGGAACGAAGGATGGGTTGGCCTATGATTATTATGTAGAGGTGTTCGACCCTAAGGGCAAACTAACCGTTGGCACTACCTATAATGGGCGCATTATGCGCTCTATTCACGCCGCCCAAAAATACGGGCATAACCATGATGGAATCAACTCGCGGATTATTGGCTATTGGAGAAAGCCTTTTGAGGGTACGGCGCTTAACGTACTAACGGAAACCGATGACCTAGTCGAGGTGTGTGATAGTATACTGGGAGCGGATTGCTATGTAAAAAATTCTACCACTGTCAGCTTCCACAATACTAATCCCGATTCAATAGAGGATACTGCTGGCAAACTCGGAAATTTCAAGAAAGACGATATCGTCAAAATCACCGGCTCAGCAGGTGGACTGAATGATAAAAATGTCGTGGTGTCAACAGTGACCGACAATACAATTGTTTTGATAGCGGGCGATAGTCTGGTTGACCAGGCTGTTGGGCCGGCTGTCACTCTGGAGAGGCAATCACAATGTATCCCCGACTGGGCAGATGGAAAAGCAGATGATTATTGTATTGATCTGCGCCGAGTAACTAATAACTACTCAGGCGTTTTTGAGGTTGCGTTTCGGTTGGCAGCGGTGCCGATTATGAAAACTGATGACTTCACACCTACCGGCTATTTTATTGGCATAAAAAATAAGAAAAAATCTACAACTGCCGGGCAGGACGTTGTTTCAACGTTTATGGTGCCCTGTGGTGGAACCAAGGCGATTTTTCCCTGGACGTCAAATCCGCAATCGAATAGTTTTTGGGCAAACGTGGTGTATTGTTTTTGGCCGAATGATTCCGGCTATCAGATCGGCTCATCATATTGGACTGGCGCGCCCGCAATAGCAGCATTTACGCAATATTATAATGGCGCGTTGCAAAGTAATATTCAAGCTTCCAACATCGCAGGCTATCCGGTAATTTGTCATGATTTTTCTATTAAAATCGACGAAACTACCGAGCCGAAAATTTATCTTGATTGCAGAGCGGCGCAAGTTGATGGTAGCGTTTTTTTGCACAAGGCGGTTTTCAAACTTTTCGTAGTTGCCTGGCGACCGGTTTAGCGCTATAATAATTCAAAAGGAGATGAATATTTATGCAAATG